ATAATTGAGTAGCGTTGTCAGCGTCTCTAACCTGTATCCAAGGCCAATAAGTTGCTGAGTAGTTAGTGTCTAAAGCTACTGAATCTAAATCATCAATCACTTCGTCAGCAGTTGTAACATTAGGAGAGTTAATAATATAAAGTGAATCCGCTCTATCATTTTCAATCATATCAATTGCTTGTGTTACCAATGAACTATGATCGAAGAAGTTAATACCTGGAGTAGCGAAAACATTTATATCAATTGCCTCAGGATTTGAGAATGTATTTATACCATTAAGATATGCGTAATAGTCAGAATTACCCGATGTTGAACTGAATACACCACCGTTTGTTGTGTGACCACTTACATATGTTGGTTTTCCGAAGATATATCCATCCCCGTTAGTTCTCACATTTCTATAAATGTCCCAACCATCAAACCCACCAAATACTGCGAAAGTAAACTTACGGAAATTAATATTTTCTAAATCTCCCTTATCAGCACCCTCTAAATTGTATGGTGTTGTTTGGAAAGTTGTTCCAGTTATAGTTGATGCATTTGTTGATAAGTGGAAACCAAATGTTTCTGTTGTCGCCCCAACCCCCTTGTATTTTAATAAATCTCTATCAATACCCACTTGAGAGGAAAGACCTAAAGATACTTTTCTTACTTTATCACCACTTGATAATACAGGTGTACCATTTGATTCGTATGAAATAACGTCACCAGCTGTGTAATATTCTGTTTTATAAAGTACACTACCTAATTTACCCGTACTACCAAAAGAACCATTGTTTTTAAATCCTTTGAAACCTGAAGGAAACGCGTCAGTTGGGTGATTATCAGCCATAGACAACATGATATACTTAGAACGTAATTCATATTCACCATCTGAAGTACCAACCTTCTTAGCGACATATCCCGGTAAATCAGGATTCATATTACATCTTGAGAATTTCTCTAATACCACAATATTATCATCCGCATCATTAAAATCTCTTACAATTAAATCGAAATCACCGGTGTCTAAGTCAATATTTTGGATTGTAATTTTAACTTGGAAATTAGCAGCCTCACCATCTGAAATTGTAATAACTTCAAATAAATCTGCAACTTCACCACCACGAACTTCAGATACTACCATTGGTGATATTGTTGTATCCCATTGACCCACGAAGTTATTACCGTCAGTTTCAGATTCAATTGATGTACTTAAACCTCTAATTAAACCTTTATCAAATGCCGATTTTAACAAATTAGGATATGACTCATGAACATAAATTGGAAAGTCTGTTTTGTTTTTATCAAAAACATCATTTCCTAAAACTTTTGTAATGAATTTTGTTGATGTTGTGTCTAAAGAACAAGTAAATGATTTAGAACCACTTGTTGAACCTGTGACATTAATAGTAAATTCACCAAGAGGGTTTAAACTAATATCAACACCACTAACTTCTTCCATAGTTACAGTTGAACCTGTCACCTCTAAGTTTAATGTTTGACCACTATATGAACCTCTTGACCTTAACGCGGCAACAACAACATTATGATAGTCTGAATTCAATTCTGCGGTATATTCATATCTTGTAACGTCAAAATGATCATCATTCCAAACAAATAGATAAGAATAAACATCAGTTATTGTTAAACCACTATTGAAAAATACGTTATACCATTCTTTCTCATGATTAGATGTTTCATTATCCACTCCGGTTAAAGGAGAAATAACTTCATCTGATGCGGTTAGAGCCGATACATCATCAGCGTCAGGTCTACCAATTACAAACCAATTACCTGTCTCACCCGTAGTGTAACCACTAAAATTTTCTTCAATGTAATCAGTTATTGATGAACCATCGAAAGCAGTCTTACCTGAAAGTTCACCATAATAATCACCATTAGCAACATCTGTTGGGTCTATTGTACCACCTGTTGTTGATGTGTAACCAGTTAAAGTGATAGATATACCACCTAATGTTTTTATACCATGAGTTTTAACAGGTTTATATCCTGTTAAACCTAAAACTCTTGTTACGAATAATTGATTTGATTCTTCTAAATAGGATTTTGCTACGTATGGTAATTCATACTTTGGGTTTCCATTACCATCTTTTAATGGTGATGATGGACCAAAATATGTCTTGAACTCATCGTAGTTACTAATTAAAATAGGTTCAAATGCGGGACCTTTTAAAGTTTCACCGGCTAAACCAAGTGTTGTTACACCCACACTTTGTGCCACGAATGTTAAATCCTTCTCTGAGGTATATACACCAGGAGAAACGAAAACTCTGTTTGAACTTGCCATTGAATAATGTTTGGTTAATTAATTTATTACTTTCATTATAAATATCTTTGTTTTTATCAAAGATTTCCGTAATTTTCTTAAATTAGATATTTATATATCTAAAAATATCTTTAATTATTTTTATCATGGAAAACACTAATAAAAACGTTAAAATAAGTGAAAAACATCATGAAATGTTAAAAAAATTTTGTGATGAGAAGGGTATTAAAATTTACAAACTATTAGAAAAATTAATAGAAGATAACTGTAAACCTAAAAAAAGAGATTTGTACGGTGAATAATTAGTACAGATAAGTTATACCAATTTTCGATCCTATAATAGGTGTCCCTTGTAATGTGATTTCCTTTTGTCCTGTTATTTCAAATCCACTACCCTCTTCCTCTACAAGACCGTTTATATCTAAAGTAACAATACTATCTATAAAGTTAACAACCTCAAAAGAAAGAGTACTACCATCATATTCAAAATACTCAGTTGACACTTGAATAGGTTTACCATAGGTATCAATTATTACATTGTTTCTACCCTTATAATATGTAATTGTTACCGTACTACCCTCTAATGGTGAGGTGACAAATGTTATTTTAGATGTTCCTACAACATGAAAATAATCAACATCTCTTTCTTGAATTAAACCGTTTACCGCAACATTAAATAAAATACCGATAGTCTCACCAACACTAAACGCGGTTTGTAACCCATCCGCAGTAAAACTAACAACAGTAATGTCAATTGATTTACTAATATACTTTTTCACGTAGTTATTACTTTGTATAAATTCGTTCATAAGAAACATTCTACTTAAAGCAGGTTTTACTTCAAATTCCTCACTATCAATAAGAATACCTAACACCGTAAATTTATAGTTTTGAACATAAAATCTACGACTATCTAAAGATTCCATAGGAGTACTATCGTCTATACCATCTAAAACTATCGGTATATAATGACCCTTTACCGTAGTATACGCTTGTCTTGATGAAAACTTTTGTAGAACTATTTTATTGAATTTATTTAAATCCCTAAATTTTGTACACACAATTGTCACTTCATAAGAAATATCAATTGCAACGGGTTGTGGCATTTTATATATATCGGCACCCATTTGACTACCATTCCATGTTGGAACAGACGCATAGTAAAAAGTACTTCTATCAGGTATAGTTCGTTGTATTGATGGGTTTGTACCGGGTTGAGCGTCCGGTTTTCTTATTAATGCAATAAAAGGTAATTTAATATTACCATCATCATCACTAAACTGCCAGTTATTTGTGAACTCACCCCACCTTTGAATTGTCATGATTTTTGGGATAACTGGTATTGTATCTCCATCACTTACAACCCTAAAATTCTTTTTAATAAAATCCAACATACCCCCATCCAAATCATCATGTAATATTGAATCAGGTAAATATGAATCGGCTTTTGTGATTCTATCTAACAATTCTTGTCTTCTTTCAAGAATTTTTTCACCTTGATAGTATTCTTTATTTCCGTAAACCTGTATGTCGTTTTTTCTTTTCGGGATACCCATAATTTTATACTCCTCTAAATTCAGATTCTTGGACTGGTGAACACACTATAGTTAAATAGTGTGGTTTAAATCCAAACATTTTATGTTTATTGTCAGCCTGAATTCTACCATCATCAACTACTTGATAAAAACGTAATTTTTCTTCGCTTTCAGCATAACCAACAAAATCACCATATCTTATGTCTACACCTAACTCACTTAAATGATTCAAATAAATCCTAATTGTAAGGTTACCAGGTTCAATATACCTCATAACACCCGATTTATATGACGCGTTTTTAGATTCTGCAATTTGAACTAAACCATTTACCTCAATAGGGGGGAAGAATTTAATTTCATCCTTACCAACTTCGGCATATATTGAATCAGTGTCAGTCTTGGATCTATCTACTCTATATAATACAAATTTCATATTCAAATCACCATGAAGATATTCTTGACCCATTTGTATATTAATGTCAAAATCTTCTTGTGAAAAGAATTTAGATAATCTAGTAATTGGTAGTTTATTATTCATACTTCTATAAATAGTTTAATATTCCATTCCAATTATTTATATTATTAAATAATGGATAGTATGAATATTCCTGAGATTGAAGCTAGAGAAGTGTTGTTCTCTTATGAGGGTTCTAATAATCAATTATTAGAATGGAAAAGAAGGTTTGTTGAAGTTAAAAATTTTAAATTAACTCGACCACAGGCTGATTATGTGTTAAAATATAAGGATACAACCCCCAAAGTTGCAAGAAAATATATCAATATAGTATCAACATTTGGTGAAAAGTTAATGGATGATAAACTATTAACAATTCCACCTGACAAAATATGGTGTGAAAAATTATTATGTGAAAGTGATAAAGCGTTTCATATTTGGGGTAAAATTGTGGATTCGGATAAATTATCACCTTTTTGGTTACCAAAGGCTGCAGTTATACAACCTGAAAAAAAATTAGATAGGGTGATTGATTATTCCAAATACTCATCAAGACCACCAATGGAACATCAAAAAGTTGCAATTGAAAAACTTTTAGCAAACAACAAATATATTTTAGCAGATGACATGGGTTTAGGAAAAACAACCTCTGCGGTTATTGGTGCATTAGAAAGTGAGTCCAAAAAAATACTTATAGTTTGTCCCGCTTCGTTAAAAATAAATTGGGAGAGGGAAATAAAAAACTATTCAGATAGAAAAGTTTTAATTGTCGAAGGACGTAAATGGGGATCTACTTTTGATTTCTACATTATTAATTATGATATTATTAAGAATTATCACTCCACAGACAAAAGTGAAGATAGTGATGATTATAAATTATTGGTTAATGCCAATTTTGACTTGGCAATCGTAGATGAAGCTCATTATATTTCTAACACCACAGCAAATAGAACTCGTTTATTGAATGATGTATTAGAAAAAATTCCAAAAGTATGGTTACTAACAGGTACACCAATGACATCAAGACCAATAAACTACTTCAATCTTTTAAAAATTGTTGATTCTCCACTTACATTAAATTGGCAGACATATGTTAAAAGATATTGTAAGGGATTTCAATTCAGAGTTGGTAATAGAAAAGTTTGGAACACGACAGGAGCAAGTAATTTAGATGAATTAAGAGAAAGGACAAAAAATGTTGTGTTAAGAAGAATGAAAACCGATATTCTTGATTTACCTGAAAAAATAGTCACTCCTGTTTTTCTTGAGTTAAGTAGTAAAATGTATGATGAAGAATTGGAAGAATTTGTAAGGATTAGTAAAGAAAAGAAAGAGGAAGACACCATTAGTATTACACTTAATCGTCTTATGAAAGTTAGACAATTAATTTCATATGAGAAAATCCCATATACATGTGAATTAATTGACAAGTGTATTGAACAGGGTAAGAAAGTTATTGTGTTAACAAACTTTACAATGACTCTTGATATGTTACACGAAAAATATAAAAAAACATCAGTTGTATTGGATGGTCGTATGTCAAAAGACAGAAGACAAGAATCTGTAGATAGATTTCAAAATGAGGATAAAGTAAAAGTTTTCATTGGTAATATTAAAGCGGCTGGTGTGGGTATTACATTAACCGCTGCAGAAGTTGTTATTATGAATGACTTATCTTTTGTTCCTGCTGATCATTCACAAGGAGAAGACAGGGCGTATCGTTACGGACAAAAAAATAGTGTACTTGTATATTATCCGGTATTTGAAAACACCATTGAAAAGGTAATCTACAATATTTTACAAAAGAAAAAGAATATTATAGATCAAGTAATGGGTGATGGAGAATTCTCAGAATCTTTTGGACAAGATTTAATTAAACATCTTCTTTAATTGTTCTAACATCTCAATTGATTGTTTTTCTAATGATGTATCATCATAATCACTAAAATTAACTACTAATTGTTTGTTTTCTTCATCTAATTTTATGTAGTTGAAGTCTTCTTCTTTTTTAATTTCAAAATGGTAGTTATTTTCAGTACATAATTTCATTAATTCTGTTAAATTTTCAGGCATTATCATGTCTTCTTGTATTTTAAATTTAATATTATCTACAGGTACTACTATACTGTCATTTTTTCTTCCTATTTCCGGTGTGTTTTTAAACATTATAAACGAAGATGGTTGTTTACTATATTTTGTTTGACAATAAATGTAATAATCACATTTGTTATAATCTAAATCGTTACTTGACCCGTTTACATAATACCTACCCCCATAGTTTTTATCAGTATAACGACCACTCTTTACTTGAATTTTTATAATTGAATCGTCTGATAAAGTAACCTCAACATCAATCCCGTTCATATCATTTTTATCTCCGGTTTGAAACCCAAATTTTATATCTTTTACATCTGAAAATATCTTTTTAATATAAATTACTGAAATTATAATACTGATTGAACCTCTCTGCCAAGACTGATTTAATAAACCATTAATTAAATTAAAGTGTCTGTCTGTAATATTTTTTGTAAAATATAATTCAAAATTATCAACAATAAAATCCCACAATATTGTTACGTTTTCTTTGTGATATTGAGGATTCCCAAACTCAATAAATGAATTTGGACTTTCTTTTACACATTCTTCATAAAAAAATTTACAAATATTAGGATGAGTATTAATTCTATTATAATCGTGCCATCCTTTGGATTCGTTTAAAATACCCATTCGATCCTTTTCTTGACACCATCCCCACATACCCACTTTACCGAATTCCTTTTCAAATCTTTTTTGTGTTTCTCTAAAATAGAAACCCTTAAATCCATCCCAACCCTCATCAAATAAGGATTTAAAAAATCCATAATCATATATCATATTAAATATTATTTTCTACATTCCAAAATATAAACTATTTATAGGAATATAACAAATTAAAATGTCTGTAACCGTAATATCACAACCCGAAAAAGAGAAATTATATACACAAGTATTTCATTTATTAGGTATGCCTGTTCGTGGAATTGAACTTACCGAAGAACAAATGGACACTTTTATGGAATTGTCTATATCAGAATATGAACAATATGTAAACGATTGGCTAATTGAATCCCAATGGTCAGCTCTCGCGGGTTTAGACGTGGATACACAATCTTTGACAAGAGCATTTACCACAAGAAGTTTAGATTATGAAACACAATATTCACATTCTTATTCTAAAATTGTTGGTTTACAAGCTGGAGGTAATTGGGAATTAAAGAAAGATTATATTGAATTAACAGGTGGAACACAAACATATTCTATACCTGCCGGTAGAGAAATTAATGAATTATTATGGTTTCAGAGAGCCGAATTAACGGATTCTATTGTAGATCCCTTTTTAGGGGGATTTGGTGGATTGGGAGGAGTTGGATTTGGCGGTGTGGGTGGTTTTGCTCAAGTTGGTACTTCAGGTTCATACTTTATGTTACCAGCGTATGATTTATTACTAAGAATGCAAGATAGAAATATTAAAAACCGACTTATTGGTGGTGATGTTACTTATAGAATAACAGCAGGTCCTAACGGAACCAAAATAGTCCATTTATACAATGTACCTGGTGGTAGATTTGATTTTTCTAATCTAAGAAACAATTATCGTGTATGGTATTGGTATTATGATACCATGGATAGAGACACTTGTTTAGACGAAAATTCAGATGTTGTTAAACTACCGTCTGATATTGATGTGAAGCCTCTTACTTGGGATAGTTTAAATAAACCCGCACAAAACTGGATTAGAAAATATCTTATTGCATATTCAAAAGAAGGGTTAGCAAGAATTTGGGGTAAATTTTCAGGTGATTTACAAGTACCTGATAGTTCAGTTAAACTTGATTATACTTCACTTTTAACAGAAGCAAAAGACGAGAGACTAAAATTAGTTGAAGAATTAATGCAAAGATTAGAAAGACTTCGTCCCGAAAAAATTCTTGAAAGGAAGGGTAACGAGGCTGAAAATCTTAACAAGGCGTTAAAATACCGACCAATGATTTCACCATTTAACGTAATTTAATATGAACTTACAAGAACAATTATCCCTTATAAAGTCCCTTATAAAGAAAACAAATACAGTAAAACCAGTATTAAAACCTTCATATTTCCCAATTAAAAATTTAAAAAGACCAAATGGTATAATTGGTACACAAGGATTTACTTCTGAGTCATTGATAAATTTAATAAACCATATATCAAAAACTGAAAAAATTATTTTACCAAAGTACAATACATTAACTGAATTAATAAATAATTTGAAAAAAAGCCCCGAATCAGTTAATAAAATTGTTAATTATGTTAAAAGAGACCCAATAACAGTTTTACAATTACCTGATTTAACTTATAAAATTAAAGATGGTAACCATAGGGCAAATTTATTAAATCTTTTGGGTGTTGAAAACATACCCACAATACTTATAAAATAAATTAAGATTCTACTGCATGATATGCAAAATCATGTGCGTTGTTTTCTATTATTTCATCCTCATTACTTTTAATACTATCCGCCTGTAATTTTACTACTTTTCTATTATGGTCAATCCAATGTTGATCAACTAAAGATAGACTATCTTCTACGTACATGAAAAACGGATCTCTATTAACTCTATTCCAAAATAAAACTTCACTATCAGATAATGTCATTACTTCATCAAATTTATCCTGACCATCTTCTTTAAGTGGGTAACCACTAACCAACTCACATTGATTTTTTGTAAAATATTGTCGGTCCTTTGGATCCTCAATTAAAATGTCTTCTCTTATTTCAGGTTTAAAAACACACAACAAAGGTTCAATTCTTTTATTAAATGTTGTCAAATATCTGGAAACATTATAATCACCTGTCATATCGGGATTATTCTGTATTTCCTTTTCAGGAATCATATAACAATTAATTTCAATGTAGTCTAACGGCATGGGATATCCATGTTTTTGTTGAAATTCGTCTTGTTGTTTCTTTGTTGGTTTCGATATCTTTTGTACATCTCCCGAAGATTTTTTGGTTCCATTATTAACATAATATATTGTTTCACCTAAACCAGCTGGATAATCGTTAATCATAACTAGTTCCATATGTGCCTGTCTTGACATAAACGAACCAGCTTTAGTAACCTTTCTAATATATTTTTTATATTCTTCTACTGATTGTTTAACACGAGACTTATTTGCGATTTTAGATAATGGTATTTCTTTGTTATATATCTTACTTACATAATCATAGTATAATTCAATAAATCCAACACCATCACCATTCAGTAACATTTTCAACCCCTCATCTAAAAATTCTACAACATATTGTTGTAATTTTTTTGATTTAATTGTATTGCCGGTTAATTTAATTTTTTCTTTACCCTTTTTAATTAATTTAATGATATAGTTTTTACGAGATACGTTAATACATGATGGGGCGGTATAATCAATATCTAAACCCATCTCATTTCTCATAAAAATGTCATTAAATTCAGCAGTGTCAGCCTCAATTCCTTCATATTCTTTACCCTCATCTACCAATTCATTTAGACCCTTACCAACATACCTATGTTCGTTTATTGTGTCAGGTGTTTCAAAGTTAACACCATCCGTATCCATTACAAGTGGTTTATATCCTTTCTTCATGAAGAACATAATCATCATACGCAAACATTGACGACCTGTACATGTAATAGTCTCACCCATATTCATATCACCCCAAGGAAATACTTGAGGTGCGGATAAACTACCAAAATACGCGTTGATAAAAATCT